ATAACGACAGGTCTTACGAGACTGTAGAAGACTATAATGAAGCGAGAGCTACAGGAACTCTTAGCTTTGGTCCAGTAATGATTGCAGGAAAAATAGTTTATCATGGCGGATAATGTAGCTAATTCTTTATCATCAGCAGAAGAAGAGTACAATAGATTCTTTAATATAGTAACTGATGAAACTAAAGAGTCTCCATTAAGTGATTTTACTTTTCCTACAGGTAGTTACGGAAATGACTCTGTAGTTGAAGGGCCGTTATCTGAACTAAGAAAACTAAGAGAAGAACAAGGGTATGGAATAAAACCTGAAGTAACAGTTGACCCTGATATTAAAGAACTTGTTAGTAAACAAGAAGAAGTTTTTAGTACACTTGAATCAGGTAGAGCTAATTTGTTGGGTGAAAAAGATTCATCTACTAGTGAAACAAAAGAAGTTATTGAAGAAAAAAAAGAAGAAGCTCCTTTTACTTACATGTTAAAAAGAAAAGATTTAATAGAGGGTACTCCTTCAGACCCTAACGCATTTACTAGAATTATATATGAGTATCTATTAGACAGAGATGGGTATGGGTACTATGAAAATTTAACTAAGCCTCAGTTGGTTGAGAAATGGATATACCACAACAGATATTTAGATGGAGGTAATGCTCACGCAACACTGAAAAAAATACAGCATGTTCTTTCAACAACCCCAGAAGGTGCATCTAAAATAAAAAACAATCACATTTTGTGGGAGAACTATGGTGGACCACTAAAGAATAATTATAAACCAGAAGCTAGAACTATAGCTGAAATGAATGCTGCTGAACGTGAAAGAGTACAAGAGTGGTGGGAAACTGGGGATATGATTACCGACTATGCAGGAGGAGCTATTTGGGATTTAACTAATTTAGCTACTATGTTTATATCTAGTGCAATAAAAAAAGGTGCTACTAAAAAGATGATAACTCCTGCACTCAATAAAATAATTGATGCAAAAGTACAACAGCTTACAGCACAAGGTTTAACTAAAAAAGCAATAGACAAAGAGATAGGTATTTTTGCTAGGTCTATTTCTAAATCTTTGTCTACTTCAAAACTTGATTCGACTGCAATCGCACAACTAAATTTGCCTGAGAATTTTATAGGCAAAACAGTAGCACAGATAGCAAAAGATAAAGGTATAAAAGGAGGAATAATCTTTGATATGGCTGCTGCAGTTGCAGTAGATTCAGTATACCAACAAGCATACAACTTAACTGACGAAGAATATGAATGGAACTGGATACAAACTGCAGCAAGTCCTGTTTTTTCTGCTATAGGTTATTCTTTTTTAAAACTTAAAGAAAGCATAAATACGAATAATATAAGGGGTATTGATTCTGCTGAAAACTTTATGTACGACAAAATCATAACGGATGCAGCACTAGCAAAGGAAGCATACGAATCAGGAACCAAAGCCTTTGATCCCAAGGATGTAAACTTAAAAGGTTTAGGTGAAGAGTTTAAACGAAATAAAAGAAAACTTCTATCTTGGGTAGAGAAAGTACAGAAAGGTTCCGTAAAATTATCAAGAGAAGAAGGTACAGACAACCAATTTAATTCTAACTTAAAGAGATTATTTTGGTTAGGTGATACTGAAGGTGACATCAAAGGTGTCTATCAAATACTACTCGACAGAGGTGTGTTCTGGCCCGGAGTAAAACGTAAAAACTTAAAGACAAAAAGTGGTAAACCTAAAGATGACAACTTTACCAACTGGTTACTTGATACAATAGAACAACTACCTAAAGAAGCAAAAGCTGAAGTGTATGCTGCATACAGAGATACAATAAAAGCTTATCATCCTAACTACAAAAACAAAACATTAAGATCTGCAATGCAAATGATGGCAGCAGATGTGTCTGAAGGCATGGCTGAAGGATGGTTGATGAGTCACATGTCAAAAGGTTTTAAGAATAATAGAAACTTTTATGACGATGTAATGGATGACATATTAGATAATAGTGGTAGTGCTAGTAAATGGAAAATACCAAAAAAGATCTGGGATGAATTTGGTTGGTTTCAAAGACAATACATAAAAGGTCTTGTTAGTCATCCAGATACTACGTGGCTAAACGTAAAAGGTTGGAGTGTTGCATCTGTAGCTAACAGTACTACTGATATGACATACACGGCATTGTATGGAGGTAGGGCAGCACTTAGACATCTGTTTGAAGGCAGGTGGGAACGTACTGTTACTGGAGGTGGAGACTATAGTTTTTATGATTCTAAATGGTGGAAACAAACTAGACTTTTAGCAGATTTACAAAAGGAAAAAGTAAAAAATTTACTAGATCCTGATATGACAGAAGAGAAGTTTTTAGACACGTTTGTTTTATATAAAGAAGATATGAATGAACTTCTAACTATAATAAACACTATTGATTCACCAGAAAATATAAACAAAGCATTAGGGTTTCCTGAGTTAGACACAACTAAAAAAAACTATGGAAAAAAAGCAATAGAATTTACTATAGACAAATTGCAGACGGCTTATGGAGTTAAAATTATTGATACCTTTACTAAGTCTCAATCTTTTTACTACCATCTTGAAAGACAAGTTCGTAGAAATTATGGTATGACATATGCAGAACTTTTAGAAAGTGAAGGTGCATATAAAATTTTAAATGATAAATCTTTTATTGCAAGAGTTATAGCACCAGCTACAGAAGAAGCTCTTAAAGAATCTTTTTCGTATGACTACTCTAAAGCTGGAGCTAAAGGTAATAAGTATTTAAACTTTACTAACACAGTAAAGAGAGATGCTAACGGTGACATAAATTGGAGATCTACTAAATCTGATACCGTAGATTTTTATGATCCTATACCTATAATGGCAGGACTAATACAAGATATAAGAAAAATACCTCTCATAGGTACAGCTATTCCTTTTGGAAGATTCTTTAATAACTCTATAGCATTTATGACAGATTATTCTGGGGTAAGTTTAGCTTATAATTTAGTTAAAGGTGCAGCAAAAGGCACTCCAGATAGAGATCTTGGTAGACTTGCTGTTAAGGCTTCAGTAGGTTTTACTGCAAGCTGGGCTATGTCTGGATCAGAACGAGAATATTTAAAAGAAGGATTGCGGTGGGATGAAACACGAGCAGCCGATGGTAGTATAATACGTCATCAGTATAACTTTCCATATAATGTATTCAAAGCTACCGCTAGATTAATGGCTTATCATCAAGAAGGTTTAAAGATTCCAGCTGCATTAATAAAAGAATATGCTGTTGTATTTGGTCCTGCTCAACTAGAAAGACAATTAGACAGAAACTTTAAAGATGTGTTTAACTTTTTACATGATGGTACTTTAGAAAGAGAACCTCAAAAGCTTAAAGCTATTAGTGATTTTTTAAAAGGCACTGGAGCTAACTTAGCACAAGGATCAAGAGGTTTAGACCCTCTTAATAATGCTTTTAAAATTGCAAAAGGAAAAAATTTATTTGTACCTGATAAGAAACAAGGTATGCCAAATTTAAATAAAGGTTTAGTATATGTAGACGAGTTTATGAAAGCTTTTGGTGTTCCCGTAAATCAAAAAGAAAAGTATTCTCCTACTAATGTAAATCCTAAACGTATAAATTTAAATTTAATAGGTAAAACAGGTAGTCCAAAAAGTCACCTTGAAATAATGCTTGCACAGATAGGTCTTCCCCCTTTCCAAATTGGAACACGAAGTAAGTTTCCTGAAGTATCTAATTACATGAATAAAATAATGGCACTAGAGTTTAGTTTTAGATCGCAGGACATTTTACAAAGTAAAGAATGGAGAAATGGCGACTCAGAGTCACGTTTAAATTTGTTTAAAATAATGAAAAGAGAAGTGAGAGCAGCAGTAATAGATAGATTAAAAGTAGAATCAAAAATGAGTGGTAAAAGCGTACACTTTGAATTTGTTAAAAAAGTAGATCAGCTTAGAGAGCTAGAAAAATCTAGAACTCTAAATGAAATAGAGTCTGAGTTTTTAAAATATGATTTTATGATACCCGTAGATGATGACAACGACCCATCGACTCCAGATGTAATGAGAAAAGCAACGGATGTAAGAGAGTTAAGCTCAGAGCAATTAAAAACTCTTGATACGCTTATGGATATTAATGAATCTAAAGCACAAAGAGATTACGAAAAAGCAAAAAGGGGTAATTAAACCCCTCTTCACCCACACCAACTTCAACCACGAAGATCTGTATATCTTTTACACCACATAAATACCTCTGTCAAGCGTTCAATAGCTTTTTCTTTCTCTACAGACTCATCCATGTTCCTTTGTATATACTCCTCTAAAGGGTCTACCTTTTGTGCTACCCCTTTTATGAGATGATACTTTTTATTCTTGATGTATTGTTCTGCCTCTTTGATAATACTCATACTCCGCATGAACCTCCTTGACCACTGATGTCACATATGTCGTGAGTCTCTACGTGTTCATCAAACTCTTCCCCTAGTTTCTCAACTGCTTCACTGTAAGGTACAGATGTAAGCGGCTGACCACCACGACTGCCATCAGGGTAGCACGTAAACCCACGTAGCCTGTGAGCGTAGCTTGCTAATGTATAAGCAAAGTCACGTACAGTATCTTCGTTGTTGAGTTTACTACCCCAAGCAGGAAGATTAATTGTAGAACTAATACTCATGTCTACATAGTCTTGTACGTCAGCTTGAAACTTTATTCTTCTTTCGTAGTCTGAAGCTAAGTCTAACGCACTCTCTACTTGTTCTGGGTCTGTACCGTACAGATCAATGAGTTCTTGTGCAGCACTATCGACTACATATTGATATACCCATCGTGTATTCCCTTTAAGATATCTCCTCTTATATGCCACAGCAAAGATAGGCTCAATGCCTGTTGATGTACCAGCTAGTATGCCGATAGATCCTGTAGGTGCTATAGCTCTATTCGCTACTGGTTTGGTAATAGATAACTTCTCTGAGAACTCCTTAGAGACTTTATCAGACTCTCCCCTATATACTGAAAGCCACTGGTGTAACTCAGGAGTGACCTCATATTTATATCCTTTTTTTATGAGCCACTCGTGGACACCCATAAAGCCTAGACCTAATCTCCTATTTTTAGATCTTACTTTATACACCTTATCGTAAGGTAGCTGTGCCTTTAACGTCCCACAGATAAGGAACATAGTGGCTAGACGTACAACATCCTTTAGCTCAGTAAGAGTTTCGATGCGTCCAAAGTTCAGTGAACCCAAGTTACATACATCACTATCGTCTGCACTTGTTACTTCAGTACAAGCATTACGTAGTGTCTCATTCTCTTTATCAAAGAAGTTAAACGAGAATCCGGGTTCGGCTGTCTTCATAGCTTGTTTAACATTAGCCTCAAACGTAAGGCCAACTGCACCAGTTTCGTAGTAGTTAAGTAGCCAATCCGTATCGTAGTTAACTGAGACATTAGTCATGTCAAGGGGTGCAGGGAAGTTAAAGTCTTCTTGCTTTATATCCCAGAGAGTTTTACCTGTACTACCTACAGGCATTGATGCCCAATCTTTTGCTACCAAGAACTTATTTATGTCAGGATGTCGCCAGTTAAGACTAGCGTAGATAGCTGATCTTCTACTGCCACCTTGCATCACCCTTCTCCCAATCTCATTTATCATATTCATCTTAGGTATAGGACCAGATGCTTCGCCACCTGTCCTCTGTATTGGTGCGCCTTCTCCTCTGTAGATAGAGTAGTCTACACCTATACCACCACCTGTCATCAGACAACTCTCTGACTTCCAAGATAGGTTAGCCCAATCTTCTCGTGTATCTTCTTCAGCTTTGAGTAGGTAACAGTTGTTGAAGAACTTGTTGAGTCTACCTGCGTAGTACAAGTAACGACCACCCGGAATAAACTTCATGTCTCGTATGTATTCTTCTAGCTGCTGTCTCTCTTCTTTCGATAGGTAAGCATCTTGGCTACCTGTTGCGTCAGGAGATTTACATACATCTTCTACAAGAGTGTGAGCTAATGCAGCCCACGTTTCTGCTCCATCATGTCTGTACTTGTGATTGAATATGTCTTCTGAGAATTTAGATCTCAGCATAGGGTTTAAGTTAGATCTGTATTGCATTATCTGTTGTCTCCGCTTCCTTTAATTTTACCTTGTCTCTTACGATTGTTTAGCTTGTCCATGTTTACTTCTATAACTTCTTTGAGTGAACTCTTATAGGCATTAGCTATAGCTGTAGCGTAGAACACTACGTCACCTAACTCTTTAACCATGTCAGCTTTTGACACAGACTTAGCATCACGTATAGTCTTCTGCATCTTACCTGCAACTTCACCTGCTTCACTCATCAAACCAAATAGATTTTCAAAGAGTCTCTTCTCAGGTGGTGTAATAATCATGTTCTCTACCCACTCACTGTATGCAGTGAACTGATCTAATGTATCGTTTACATCTAACTTACTATCAAAGTACCCCATCTTTTGTAGCTCCTCGTGTGTTACCATATCTTTACCTTTCTTGTATCTTTATACTGTTTATATGTACATCATCTATATCGTAGAATACATCCTCTACGAGTTCTCTTACATCTTGTTCGTGACCACCTTCATACATAGAGAGTATGTTAGCTTCTTCGTCTACTTCTATTCTGAATGTGACACTAAAGGATTTCATAGCACATCCTTACCTTCTAACACATTTATACGCATCTCTGCGTAGCGTCTAATCTTTTCTAAGTCTGTGATCTCTGACTCTACTGCATCCATACCTTCATATAATTTGTGTCCTGCTCTGCTTGCATACTTAATTATATTACCTATCTCAAAGGTAAAGCCATTCTGCATTATAAATGTTACTGGCTCTATAGCGTAACGAGTATAGTGAGAGGGTTCTTTTATTATGTCCTCTTCTTTTTTCTTTCCTGATAGATATTTAGGTACATCTATACTCATTTATCTTTCCTTTCAGTCTTTAGTACTATTCGTTTATGTTTAATTAGTTTACCTGTTTCTTTTAACCATGCTTCAGGTATAACCCTGTGAGCATACTTAAAGTTATTCTTCTCACACCAATCTGTATACGTACTCTTAGCTCCTTTGTAAAGCTTTGCTTTAGCATTACTAAATATAAATCTAATGTCTAACTCTGGATGCTGTTGTCTTATACAATTATGCTTGTGTCTATCTTCAGAGTCGAAGATCCCTTTACTTTCTATTATGATTCCGTTGTCTAACAAAAAGTCTGGTGTGTAGGTACGATACCTCAAGTCTTCCCACTCTACTTTAAGTTGCTCGTACCTTACTTCAGTTTGTACCTCTTGTAAGAACGCAGCGATCTGTTTCTCAAGACCGCTACGATACCTGTATGCAATATGCCTACGTGTTTTTACCATCAGACTTCTCAGTGACTGAAGCTAGAGCATCTCTTAAATCACCTAACTTTACTGCTCCTTGTTTTTGTAGAGCCGATAGTACTTCATCAAACAGTTTTACAGCGTTCTGATTAATGGATACCCCATTCACTAACTTCTTTTGTTCGTCAGTTAAACTATCTTCATCATGTTCTACATTATCTAGTGTAAATTTTGTCATGTTACTTCCTTTTCTATTTGTACATAATCTATCATTGGTTTTTCTCTGGCCTGTGATACTAACGATGGTCGTGTTTGTAAAGTAGGCCAACACTTATGTTTATACGAACAGAAGCCACACTCAGTTGTAAGCTTCTTGTTACCTGTAGGTTTCTTGTAGAATGTTTCCTCTATTGCATCAAAGCAACGCTCAAAAGGCTCATCATTATTTATGTAGTCATAAGTTTCTTCAATGTTATCAAGTACTTCTTTAGTATTTACAGATGAAGCATTAACATACTTGAACTGACCAGTACCTTTATTGACTACCCACCAACCACCTACATCTTTGTCTGCTCCTTCAGCATACCCTACAAGTTGAGGTATATAGCCGAAGCTATCTCCTTGCTGTAGTGTTTCTAAGTTCACAAACTTATTGTTGTATGACCAAGGAGATGCAGACTTTATGTCATCAACCTTACCATCTAAGATTAGGTCGTACTCTCCTTGTATTTCTTTATCATCACCTAACTTTAAGGTGACGTTGTTATTGTCTTCAAACTGGACACCAGAAGCCCGAAGTAAACCCTTAAAGACAGCCTCCACTATATCACCTAACAACATGTTAATTAGGAAGTGAGGTGGAAACGGAGTCTTATCTTTAGGGTCATTCTTCTCAAACCAGAGTTGGCACTTAGGACGCCCTACGTTAGACATCCTAAGTTTAAACTCATCTCTAGGCTTCCCGTTGAACTGTTTGTCTAATGCATTAGATACATCTGTTGCTACCTGATCCATAATATCTTTGGATACAGAAGCTTCTCCAGCCATAGCCTTTGCTAAGAAAGAATAGACAGATAGTTCAGCAGGATGTTCCATTATACTGCTGCTCCTTCCACATCTACGAAGTCTGAGTCATCTACTTTATTCTTCACAGTCTTAGCTATGATATCTGACATCTCAGGACTCACTCCTTCTTTGTTTAGGTCAGACCATTGATCTAATACATAGCCGTTAGCCCATGTGATCCAGTCAAAGAAACCTTTCAAAACATCATTATCAGAATCAGATATAGATATCTTATCTCCGACACCAATAACCATTGAAGCATAAGTATTACCTGTTGGTAACGTATGTTCTTCTGCTCCTAGAGACAGGCTATACTGTATAGGCAGAGCATTTAATCTTTGCACTGCTTTTACAGAGGCATCTAGTGCTTTGATACTGTCTCTGTTTTTAATATCTAAGATGAATGGTATATCCTTACCTACATCTGACAGAGCATTACCTTCTGCATCTACTGGATCAGTTAGATTAACTGTACCAAAGACAACCTTAGTTCTCTTTACTTGTCTCATTAATTCTTTAGTAGCTTGAGGTAGCCCTTCCCAATCCTGTACATAACCAGTTGGTCTTCCAATATTGAAGCCACCTATATTATCTTTGAGATCACCTTTTAGATCAATAGAAAGTACAGTCTTTTGCATCTGACTAGATTCACTATCCCAACGTGTCCACTGCTGCCGCATAGCAAACACTCTTATAGTAGGATTAATACTGTAAGCAACTGTTCCGTCACCTAAATCTAGTTTGTATGATCCAGAAGGTATTACTTCTATCTTCATAGGCTTACCATCTAAGTCTTTAGAACCCATGATAGCTGAGTGTATCTGAGTTAGTCGAGCTAGACTAGAGGATTTTTTACCACCTTCCCCTACAGATATACCCATCATTTGACTGATGGACATACCATTTTCGGTGGGTACTGTTATTTCTGTAGTCATGTTATCTTACCTTTCATAAGTTATAAGAACTTATAGTTTTACTATATTACGTCTACTGTGTCAAGCCAATTATCACCTATCTTTGCTTCTAATAGCATAGGCACACATAACTTAATGTTATATGCTTCGTGTATAATACTGTCAAGATCTTTATTTAAATCATTTATAATTTGTAGTACATACTCCTTCTCATTTGGGTGTACATCAACTACTGCTGAGTCGTGTACTGTGTTAACAAGACAAGACTGCAAAGGTCTTAGTCTTTCTTCTAGTTCCATTACTACTACAGGCACAATGTCTGCTGTAGCTAGTCCTTGTACTGGGTAGTTCTTAATCATAGTAAAGTGAGTAACCTTACCCTTTGGTCTTCTCTCTACATAAGGAAAAGCATACTGCCTACCAGATACATTAGTTATCTTCTTGGTAGCTAGTGCTTCTTTAGCTAAAGACTTGTGCCATGTAGATATACCTTCATACTTCTCATTGAAGTGTGTATAGTATGCAGCTTCTGCTCTACTCCTACCCCAACCACTTGCCCCAAAGAGAGGAGCAAATGTATGAGCCTTGGCCTCTTGGCGTGATGTCTTCTGACCTGCATCAGTAATAACTTTAGCTGTATAACTATGC